TAGAACACTTGTATTACACATTCGATGCAAGATTAGAACAAAGAAAAATGGAGAAGCGTATTGAAGAATACGGTTCTTATCTCAAGCAACTAGAGCAAGCACACAAGAAGAAGCCAGTAAGAAAGACCTACTAATGGCTGCCGACCCAGAGCTTCTCAAGGCTGTGGTCGAATACTATGGTGGGGAAGTAAGAGAAGGCTATTCAAAGCCTGTTAGATGTTGTTTTCATGAAGACTCTCATCGGTCTGCTGTTATGAGTACAGATGGTGAGAAGGCAGGACTTTATTTTTGCCACACTTGTGGCATAGGTGGAGATGCATATTCATTACTCATGTGGAAAGAAGGGGTGGACTTTCGTGTTGCTTTCGATAGAGCGGTTGACATTGCTAAACGATCTGGCTTTGACATATCACAAAAAGATAAACGAGGAGACGGTCTCTTATCTAAAAGGTCGGGGGTTCAGTCAGGAGCTGGCAAGCGAGCATCTACTGGGAAGCGTGCCAGTCGACTGTGACCCGAGCCATGTCCAATTCATTGGATGGTTATCAATACCATATCGAGTCGTCAATGGAGTTGCAGGTTTCAAGTTCAGGAGGATCGATGAACTTCCCGGGCCTAGATACATGGCACCAATGCATCAACCAGCAAGATTGTTCAACGCAGTTGATCTACAAAAACCTTCGGATACCATTGCAATTTGCGAGGGAGAGTTGGATGCAGTCATTGCTAGTCAACTCTTGCCTTCAGTTGGAGTGCCGGGAGTTAAAGCTTGGCGACCACACTTCAATAGATTATTTGGTGGCTATCGAAGAGTCCTTGTCTTGGCAGACAATGATGATAAGAAAGATGGAAGCAATCCGGGAATGGAGTTGGCCGAGAAAGTATTACAAGAGGTCGAACACGCAGAATTGATACCACTTCCACTCGGAAGTGATGTAAACTCTATAGTATTAGATGAGGGTTTAGATGGGCTACGAAGGAGACTGGGAATAGATGAGCGAGTATGAGTATGGAATCGATAGATCCCATAACGATAAAGAGTTTGAAAGACTTACTGGAAAGCTTCGGCCTAAAAGTCTTAAGCCTGAAGCCAAGCCCAAGTCAGCCTTCGGCCCTAGAGATAGTAGTTCAACTACCGAAGACCCGGCAATGAATCAGTTTGTTGCTGACTCATGGGATATTATCGATGAGCTTGGTAACTTATTGATTAGTAAACAAAGAGACTACGGCCCGGGCAATATCAACAATGCATACGGTGGCCCCATCAATGGGTTGATGGTTCGCATGGGCGATAAGTTTGAAAGACTTAAGAACTTACTGGCATCTGGTCATACACCACAGCATGAGTCCATTGAGGACTCGTTCAAGGATCTGGCTAACTATTGCATCATTGCCATGATGGTTACTCGTGGCACATGGCCGGAGAATAAGTGAAGAAATTTTTTTTATTATCACTTCTTGTAATTACATTGATGGCATTCGTTACTAAGTTCTTGATGGATGCAATCGTAGAACTTGAGGATGATGAGTGAGTTCTAGCGACTATGACCGATTAGACAGAGCAGCAGAACATCTCGAGGATCTTGTGCATATATCCGCAGCACATATCCATCGTAGGTTTGCTGGCTATGTAGACAAAGAAGATTTAATTCAAGAGCTTAGAGTCTATGTTCTCAAGCGACCTCACTTAACTAAGATGCTAGATGATGCTTATGAGGTAAGCAAGGATGAGACTAAGTGGGTAGCAAGGCGGATCATGGCACGATTCCGCAGGACAGTTGAGAAGTATGCAAGGAAAGAGAAGGCTGCAAAGCTGGGCTACTCAACAGGTGATGAGTTCTTCTATGACACATTAACAATAGCTAAGATGTTGCCAGTTGCATTTGAATTTGATTCATATGGTGCAGTAATGGTTGACAAGGTAGATGATGGAACACCACGCAAGCCATCAGTTCCAAGTGAAGGTGGCAATATCTTAGCTGTAGTAATTGATATTAGATCTGCAATAGATTTACTAGAAGCAGATGAGCAGGTGATGTTACGCAATAGATATTCCACTAGCCCAATGACTCTCTCTGAGATAGCACAAGAGATGGGCATAAGTGATTCAACAGTAGATAGAAAGATTCAAGGCTCACTAAGAAAGATCATCGATCACTTAGGGGGGCCAACGCCTTGGGTCTAAAGATAGTTCTTGAGAGATACGAAGTTGTTCTCGCTGTCAACACAGCGATTGAACGGTATGTATCTACGATGAAGAACCAACAGATGCGTGGTCTACAGGACATGGATGCATGGCAGAGAATCCTTCTCGATGTTGATGGTTGCGGTGCTGAGATTGCAGTAGCTAAGTATCTTGGTGTGTATTGGGGTGGTGCCTTCGGGCAAGGTGGCGTAGATATAGAACCCAACATTGATGTCAAGTATACGAAGCATGAGATGGGTAGATTACTTGTTAGACCTGATGCTAAAGATGATGTGAAGTTCGTATTGGTTAGAGGTGGTATGCCTAACTACGAGCTGATTGGTTGGATCATGGGTGCTGAAGCTAAGAATCCTGAATGGATGGACAAACCTGATTGGCGTAGGCCAGAGATCTATTGTGTACCAGAAGAGAACCTAAGAAAATTCAGAGGGAGTTACAATAACTAATGGCAACATATGAATATAGCTGCACTATCTGCGGCATCAAGGTAGAGATTGAACGCAAGATAACAGAAGAAGAATTCCCACCTAAGTGTGACTGTGGTTTAATGATGTCTCGAGTATGGAATGCAACACCTACGGTGTTCAAAGCTACAGGTTTCTATTCAGTAGAAAATCCAAGGGGTTAGAAAAGACTAAGCCCCTCACGGCCTACAGTCCGGAGGGGTCTTAGTTGTATTAGTCTAATGCCGCTGTCGGCATTGTCAACTACTTACCATAGTCTTCCTTTAGGAATTTTCCACAGTAAGGCCAAGGTTTAGAGCCACGATCTACATAGATGTGAAGTGCAACCCAGAACTGTTCAAGCAAGGTGGAATCCTTCGGTGGTTTATCGCTGTCGCCACCATGTGAAACCCAAGTCCGGGGATATTCGATCTGAAATAGCCCTTGGAATTGTTTGCGTTTGCCGCTGACAGCATTGAGCCGACCTGATGATTCACACATGGCTAATTTTTGCCACGATAAAGGCAGTTGATCCAAGGATAAATCTGGAATCTCCACCACTTTTGCAGTTACCTGCTTAGGTTTTATCTCGACATGGATAGGGGCACTTGGGGTCAGCGAAATCGCCAACCCCAAAGCCACCACTCCGATTATGAATCGGTGATGCATTACTTCTCCTTCCACAGTAGGGCTGTTATTAGCCCCAGTATCGGTATTGCTACGAGTAAAGGTTGATTCTCTGCTATCCCTACAGGGAGAGTAAAGAACAAGAGTATGACCAGTAAGAAGCCTACCAACTATGCCCCCTCACTATCGAAATTGAAGCTTTTGTATTCATTGACTAACTCGATTACTTGATCCAAGCACTCGCCGTCAGTCATGTCCTCGCCATTAGTGGCGATTACTTTCTCGATAGCCTCGACCAATTCATAATCTCTCATGCGGTCACCTCTCTAGGGCAATCGCTGTATGGAAAGTATTCCTGCTCTTCACAAGAACACCAGTTGAATCTCTCAACTTGGGTGGCGTGGGTAAGTTCTGCTACCTCACTCCATGACATTGAATCTTGGTCGCTCATAATTCCACCTCGCTAGTGACAGGGAATCCATTGACCTCAACGATAACTAAGTCGTCACTTATGACTTCATCTATCTGCTTGCTATCTATTGTGCAAGCATCAACGAACCAGTCGCTCTCGTTACGAATCCATTCACTTGCCTCTTCTACAGTCTTGAATTCCTTCATGCTGTAAGTGGCGTGTTCATTCATCAGGTTTCCCTTGATGTCCCGGACTTCATACTTCACATGAATAGGCATTAGATGTCACCCATTTCTGCATCAGCCATACGAGTTTGCTCATGGTCTGCTACAAGGTCACGAGATGAATCTTCTTCCTCTTCAATATCGTCAATATCAACCATGCAATTACTCTTGATTAACCACTCGGTAATTGCCTCAGCATTATCCTCGTAGCCATACATCAAAGAAAAGAAAACTCCTTCTTGATAGTAAAGGTCGAGAATCTCATTAAGAGATTTCTTCATTTTCCAGCTTGGTAACTCACTACCTGAATCTATAATTCTGTCCTCGACAGTATCAAGAAACCATAGATCCAATAGCACAGATGATTCGCTGTGCTTAGAACTAAAGTCGCTAACCGCTTGGCCTAAAGCCTTTAGGTCTGCCACTTTCTCGCTTATGTTATCCATTTATCTTTCTCTTTCTGTAGGTTGTTGATGTTCAAGACGAACATCACGAAAGGCAGGGGGTTTAATCCCTGCCCTTCATGTCGCTAGTCTTTCAGTAGGGTTAGGTCAATAAATCGAGTCGCTGTTTTGCTTTCCTCGTAATTATCTTCATTAGTAATCCACCACTCAAGCCCCTTCAATCTATTGGCAAGGTCATGGTTTGCAATAGGGTCGCTTGAATAAATCACGACCCATGTTTTATGAACAGTCACGCAGTCACCCCCTCTCTACATTTAGAGCAGTCACAATTCGCCACGCAAATCGGGCAGTCGGTAGTGCAATCTCCAGCATGAATAGTCATTACCACGCTTACACCTCGCAATCGTGGCCATAAGCCCACTCTTGGGAATCAATATCATTTAGTAGGTCAAAGACCCGAGAACACTCGGGGCATCTCGCCTTAGTTGAAATCTTCATGCAGTTATCCCTTCACATTTATCGCAGTTATCAACATCATCAACGCTTACCGCTTTACAGCACTCGCATTTACAGCAATCGCAATCGCAATCGCCGCAATAGTTTCGGCACTCGACACAAATCCAATTCGAGCATTTACACTCTTCACACATAATCGGCACGAGTTATTTACTCCCTGCCTTCTGGAAAGTAGCACTCAATCATTGACCCCCAGCAGTAGCCATTACCTACCCACCAAAGATTCGAGATAACCCAAAGAATAAAAGCGATCCCGAGAATTATTGCAACGGCTCTAACTCTCTTGCCTCTCTTGGTTAGTTTCATAGACCGAACTCACTCTCTACAGAAAGAAGCTCGAGAATGAAAGCCTCGCAATCTTGGGGGCGGTTAGCCCAGTCAGTAAGAGCCTCGCTAAGTTTGGCGAGTTCCATATATCCGAGAGAATCGCTAGGTTCTGCCCAGTCTGCTAGGGCTTGACCGAATTGCTCTGCACTATAGCCGATAAGGTCTAAGAACTTTCTAAAGGGTTTCATGTCTTGGTAATTACTAGACCATGAATAGAGGGATTCGATTCCCTCGCAATAAGTGGGGGCAGAATCTGAAGCCCACGCTAACGACCCCACGCTCTTGGGGGTCTTGGTTTCTGTGTTCATGTCTTGCCTTTCTGTAGGTGGTGAATGTCTAGGGGATTCCCTTAGACATAAAGCAGGGGAGAGGCCTCTCGACCTCTCCCCCACTTTACGGCCTAAGCGATTACTAACTCGATACCTGCCCGACTGTAGGACTTTAGTAAGGCGTTTAGTCGGCTCTTACTTAGTGGGGCTTGAACGAATACCTCACCAGTAGCGGAATCTTTCAAAGTGTAAAAGGGATTAGTTGTTTTCATTTACAGCCACCCCCTCAAGGTCTGCCAAGGCCTCGACCACTTTAGGGTGCAACTCGGAACGCATAGAGGAGAATGAAGCAGGTGGCCAGCCAGCACCAAAGACCCGAAAGAGCAGACCAGCGAGAGAGTTAGAAGGGTCTAATTCTTTCGCCTTGTTTAGGTGTGAAAAAGCCTCTTCTTTATTCCCTGCCTCATAAGCGAAAGCAGACCATATGGCGGAAAGGTGAGCCGATTCGCCACCGATAGCGGTTAGCAGGTTTAGAAAGGTGTTGATGTCTTGGTAATCGTTTAGCACTAGCGGAATCGCCCCGAGAGAATAATCCCGAATCTGTATGCCTTGGGAGATACCGAGAAAGGCGGTTTTGATGTCTGCCTCATTCATGGCCTTGGAATCTGTAAATAATTCAAGGCAAAGGTCTAGCGAATTCTTAGCCTCGAGATGTGTAGGTAATGCGGTTTTTTCTTTCATTTATTTATTCTCTTTCTGTAGGTAGAGAGTGGGAAAGATTCCCACCCCCCAAGGGTAAAGCCTTAGCTTCTAAAAAGAAAGCATTTACTAGATCGTGTTTATCCCTAAAAAGTAAGCCATTTACAAGGGTTTTAGAGATTCCCAAAGACCAGGAGAAAGACCAGGAAAGCAGCACCCAAGACCCCAAGACCAAAGACCCAAGAGCCCCCAAAGTCTGGCCGATTCCCTGCCCCTGCCCCTGCCCTATCTCATGCCCTGCCCTTATGCCCTAAGTCTTAGGCGATTACTTAGAAGGCGAA